TATGCCTTATTTCGGGTATTTGTGTAATAATAGGATTTGGATGTTGGATTTTATATTTGTTGTGGTGGATTGTTGAGGGGTGGGCGTAATGGGCGGATTTAATGGAACGGTTACACAAACGCAAATACTAGCAAGTAGCGGAGCGCGTATTGCATTGCCCGACGACACGCTAACGACAGAGCAAGCATTTGCCACGATTACCATTCCGCCCTTAAAAGCCAATAGCATATTAAAAATTACTGTTTTAGGCACAGGTACAGGTACAAATACAAAAACATTTAGAGTGCGATTTGGCACAATAACGGGTTCAGCAATACACACTTATGCGATGACAACTAATTTGACATATGCTGACATGCGGGTACTGTCAAATCGCGGTGTCACTAATTCGCAAGTCTGTCAAAATGGTACAATGAGTAGCTTCAGTAGCAGCGCATCGGCATTGACGACTGCTAGTGTTGATACTTCTGTTGCTACAACTCTTGTCTTAACGGGTCAATTGTCAGCGGGCGCTGCTGCTGCCACTGAAAAAATGTACAATGAATCTTATTTAGTGGAGATTATTAACCCATGAGCAAATTTAGACTAGCGACTAATGCGAGCAATCGTACAGTCGGCACAACTCAAAGCGTTACGTCTGCAAGTGCGAATTATGCGCTCGTTGGGCTTGGTGTCATTGCCAATACAATTCGACTAGCAAACACAGGTACAGTCGGTTTGTACTATGCGTTTGATGACGTGTCAGTGACAGCAACGACTAATGATGTGTTTTTACCTGCTGGATCTGTTGAGTTTGTTAATTTGCCTGATTCAATGTTAGGTGCGCGTAATGTTGGGTTTATTACTGCGAGTGGTTCGACAGGGTTAAACATCACTATTGGCACTGAGGTGGCTTAATGGCTCAATACTCGTTAGAAGTGGCTAATGATATTTGTGAGCGTGTTGCTAATGGTGAAACGCTTCAAGTCATTGCTGACTTTTACGATGTGAGCGTTGGGACGATATTAAATTGGGTTACAAAGAAAGATAACGCTGATAACTACGCACGCGCGCGCGAGGCAGCTTCTGACCTTTTCGAGTCTAAGATTTTAAGCCGTGTTGAGCTAATCACACCTGAAAGCGCGGCTGCTGACCGTGTGGCTATTGACACTCTAAAATGGATTGCAGCAAGACGTTCGCCAAAAAAATACGGCGACAAAATCACACAAGAAGTTACTGGCGCGAATGGTGAAGCGATTCAACATGCAGTCAGTATAAAAATAGAGTTTGATGATGAGTGAGCTTGTTGCCAAGTTCCCGCCTAAAACACGATTCCTATTCAAACCATCACGTTACAAAGTCTTATACGGCGGCAGGGGTAGCGGTAAATCGTGGGCGATGGCTCGGGCATTACTGCTAATCGGTGCAAGTAAAAAGCTACGTGTGTTATGCGTCCGTGAAGTGCAAAACTCTATCGCTGAGTCAGTCCATAAGCTGCTATCACAACAGATTGAAGCATTAGGATTACAATCATTCTATGAAATCCAAAATACAACCATCTTTAGCAAAATAAACGGCACTGAGTTTATCTTTGAGGGTATCAAGCACAACATCACTAAGATTAAATCAATGGAAGGAATTGATGTATGTTGGGCTGAGGAGGCCGAAGCAATTAGTGATATGTCTTGGGATGTTCTTGTGCCGACTATCCGTAAATCAGGCAGTGAGATTTGGATTAGCTTTAACCCTAAATTTGATGACGATGCTACTTATGTTCGTTTTGTTAGCAATCCACCCGCTAACTGTATCGCCATAAAAATGAATTGGACTGATAATAAATACATATCACAAGAATTGATTGACGAAAAGAACGACTTAAAAGAGCGAGACTTGGACAAGTATTTGTGGGTGTGGGAAGGCCATTGCCTTAAAGTGTTGGACGGTGCTGTTTACATGGATGAGATGCGAAAGATGCGCGATGATGGCCGTATATCAAATGTGCCTTACGAGCCGTCAAAGCCTGTTTACACGTTTTGGGACTTGGGCTTTGGTGACTCAACTGCTATTTGGTTTGTGCAAATGGTGGCGATGCAGTATCGCGTTATTGATTACATCGAAGACAATCGCAAGTCGATTGACTATTACGTCCGACTAATACAAGCAAAGCCTTATGTGTTTGAGCGTCATTATCTACCCCATGATGGCAGGCACGCGAACCTAGCAACTGGCAAGACCATACAAGAGATTGTCGAAGGCTTTGGTCTTAGAGTTGAGATTGTGCAACAAATAGGTATTGATAACGGCATTAACGCGGTTCGTATGGCTATGCCGAATGTTTGGATAGATGAAAATAAGTGCAAAGAAGGGATAAAGGCATTAGAGTATTATCACTATGAAACAGACAAGAACGGCAATCGACGCAACATACCAGCGCACGATTGGTCTAGTCATGGGTGCGATGCGTTCCGTTATATGGCCGTTGCGTTTAAAGAATCAGTAAAGCATAAGCCTATCAAAAAGGCGTATGTTCAACACGGTTGGATGGGTTAAAAATTATTTTATTGTCGAGACGACAACATGAAAGACCAAGATTTATACACGCAGTATTGCGACAACATCAAAGCCGACATCGACGCTAAACACGATGAACGTGAGCTAATGCGTGATGACCAACGTTTCGCGGCGGGCGACCAATGGCCTGATTTAATCCGTAAAGGTCGAGAGCTTGACGGGCGGCCAATACAAACAATTAACCGATTGCCTGCCTTCATTGACCAGATTGTCGGTGATGCGCGGCAAAACAAACCGTCGATTAAAGTACACGCTGGTGAAGATGGCGACGAAGATATTGCAGCGATTTATGATGGTCTTATTCGAGCCATTCAAAACGAAAGTAATGCTGACTTTGCTTATGATACTGCCGTCGAGAATACAGCTTGCTTCGGCTTCGGTGCGTGGCGCGTTAAGACCGATTACGAGTACGAGGACAGCTTTAACCAGATTATTTGCATCGAGCGCATTAGTGACCCTTTGTCTGTCTACTTTGATAAAAACGCAGTATTGCCTGACTACAGCGACGCGCGTCATGTGACAGTGCGCGTTAAGTTGACGAAAGATGAGTACAAGCAAAGATGGCCAAAAGATGATGAATCGAGCTATAACTTTGACGACTTCACAGCCGATTGGGTTGTTGACAAAGATCAAGTGATTGTCGCTGAGTATTGGCACAAGGTTGACGAAAAGGCAACTCTGTATGCTGTGCAAGACTTTGAAGGCAATACGACAGTTACACTTGAGAAGCCGCAACAAGGTTTTAATGTCGTTAATCAGCGTGAGACAACCATCACTAAGATTAAGTGCTGCATGATGAGCGGTGGCGGTATTCTCGAGACAACCGATTGGGCAGGTAAACATTTGCCGATTGTGGGTGTTAACGGAAAAGAGGATTTAGTGGACGGCAAGCGCACATTACGCGGCTTAGTACGTTTTGCAAAAGACCCACAACGGATGTACAACTATTGGCGCACGATTGACACGGAGCAAAAGGCATTAGCTCCGAAAGCTCCCGTGATAGTCACTGCTAAACAAATTGAAGGTTATGAAGACCAATGGCAAGAAGGTCTTGCGCGTCATGCGCCATATCTTGTTGTTAACTCAGACCCTAGTGCGCAAACGCCTAGCCGTATCAATGCTGGTATCGTTGACAAAGGCGCGAATGAAGCGGCCTTGATGTGTGTTGACGAGATGAAGTCAACAACAGGCATATTTAGCGCGTCACTTGGCGAACAGGATAACGAAAAATCAGGCCGAGCCATTCTTGCACAACAGCGCAAGGGCGACACAGCAAACTTTGCATACATTGACAACATCGCACGTGCTATCAAGTGGACGGGCAAAATCATCATCGACTTAATACCTAAAATCTATGACGCGGCGCGAGTCGTTAGCGTCATGGGTAGTGATGGCTCAAAGAAATTAGAGCGTATCAATCAGGTGGTGATGCAAAAAGGCGAGCCAAAAAACATTGATTTAACGACAGGCAAATACGATTTAGTCGTGACTCAAGGTGCAAGTTATGCAACTAAGCGCATTGAAGCATTAAATAGCATGGTCGAAATTGCCCGTGTTAATCCCGCTATTATGCAAATAGCAGGTGATTTAATCATCAAGGCGATGGACTGGGATGGTGCAGACGAAATAGCCGAGCGCATGAAAAAGATGTTACCGCCACAATTGCAAGAGCAAGAAGGCGAGGACGGCGAAGGCAAACAATTGCCACCCGAAGTCCAAGCGATGATTGAGCAAGGCAGGCAACAAATTGAAATGTTGACCAAGCAAGTGCAAGAGCTTGAAGCCGACAAAGACGACAAGGACGATGATTTAAGGCTCAAGAAGTACGAGATTGATGTTAAAGCCGAAATTGAGTTCGCCAAGTTAGCTAAGGATTCAGGCATGGCAATCGAGCAAGTTATGCAACTTGTTAACGATGCTTTAGCTAATGCCGCGCAACAGCCTGAATTGCCCGAAGATGATGATATGGAATATCAACAAGACGAGCAAATGATGCAGCCACAATTCGAGCAAGACGACAGCCAATTGACGCAAGAAGGGCAAATGATGGATGAGCAAATGGCAATGGATTTAATGGCTCAAAATGACATTGGTAATGTTGATTTAGAGGGCTTAGAATTGCCAGACTTACAACAAGATGATGAGGTGATGTGATGCGTCCGTTAATTACACAGAAGATGATTGATAAAGCTAAAAAGAAGTTAAAGAAACTTCAAAAGCGGCAACGTAAGCAGGATAATCAAGGGGTGATAAGTGCCGAATCTTACATTGCAGAATCAAACGAGCTTATTGAAAAAGTAGGGCAAGTGATGCTAGATGGCGTAAAAGATATTTACGGCAATCCATGCGTGATTAAACCCGTGATAACACTAGACGAGTTTATTAAATTCCGTGATAAAATGGCGAGACCATCGTAATCATTTGACTAAATACCACTTATAGATTATGTTTATATCACTGTTTACTAGACAGGTCAAAAACTAGGTCGTCGTGAGACGCGTGTAAATCCGATTGCTTGCATTAGTTGAGCATGAGAACAAGGAAACCCTATCCCATGAGTGATAATACTACTCAGTCTGATGTCGTTGTGGATTCATCACCACAGGTCGAAGTAGTCGAGCCAATTGAAGCCGAAAAGGTAGAAACCGAAGGAGAACAGCCCGAAGTTAAAACCGAAGAAGCCGAAAAAGAGCAAGACGAAAGCAGCCTACCCGAAGGCGTTAAAAAGCGCATTGATAAAGTTACCCGTCAAAAGTATGAAGCCATTGCAGAATCTAACCGTTTAAAGGCTGAAATTGAGCAATTACGGGCGCAAATTGCACCAAAGCAAGAAGCTCCTGATATTAGTCAATTCGACACCTTAGATGATTATGTTGAAGCGGTCGCAGAATACAAACTTAATCAGAAAACGCAGGCCACGCAAAGCCAACAAGCACAACAAACCCAAGCACAAGCAGTTGCTCAAGATTGGGTTGCTAAAGTGGACAAAGTGCGTAGTGTTGCCCCTGATTTTGACGCAGTATTTAACAATGTAGCCAGTATTGAGTTTGCACCGATGGCACTTGAAGCCGTTGCACAACATCCAAAGGGCGCAGAGATTGCGTATATGTTGGGCAAAGACATCGGCGAGGCTTATCGGATTGCCGCATTACCACCTAGTCAACAGTTAATGGCGATTGGTGAGATTGCAGCAAGAACAAATGTACCAAAACCCAAGACGGTATCGTCCGCACCCGCTCCGATTAAGCCCGTTCAAGGCGGTGCTAGTAATAGTTCACCCCCTGCTGACATAGACGAGTGGATGAAGTGGCGGAACGACCAATTACGACAAAAGAAACGCTGAGAAGCGTTAAGAGAGTTCAATCATGGCTAATAGCATTTTAACCCCTAGTATTATCACCAAAGAAGCGTTGCGTATTTTGCACGCTCAATCTAACTTCTTAACCAAGATTAACCGTCAATATGATAGCCGTTTTGCGGTCAATGGCGCGAAGATTGGTACTAACTTAGATGTTCGTTTACCTAACAAATTCACTGTGCGTACAGGTTCGACTTACAGCGCACAAAACATGGTTGAGCGTAAAGTATCGTTACCAGTCGCCACGATTAAAGGCGTTGATTGCACGATTACTGATACCGAATTGACCATGAGCCTGAATGATTTTAGCGATCAGTTCTTGAAGCCCGCTATGAATCAATTGGCCTCCGACATCGAATACAGTGCAATGTTAGCAATGTATAAAGCTGTGCCAAATGCGGTTGGTACTGTTTCAACGCAGATTGACTATAAGAAGTTCCAACAAGCAGGCCAAAAGCTAACCGAAAACCTAGCTCCTAGCTCTGACCGTACTTTCTTGTTAAACCCGTCTAGCCGTGTTGAGTTCTCCGATGCTGTCAAAGGCTTATTTCAAAGCTCTAGCAACATCGACGACCAATACCGTGAAGGCATGGTAGGCCGCACTGGTGGTTTTGATGTGTTCGAGAACACAATGATACCAGTGCATACAACTGGCACATACGGCGGCACTCCATTAACAAACGGCGCGACTCAAGGTTCGACAGGTGCTGATAACGCTTATGTAGCAACATCGGCAATCATCACTGATGGTTGGACAGTTACGACTACAGTGCTAAACGCTGGTGACACAATCACATTCGCAGGCTGTTATGAAGTTCATCCTGAGACTAAAGTTTCTACGGGTGTGTTGAAACGCTTTGTTGTAACTGCTAACACTGTAACCGATGGTTCTGGTAATTCAACGATTACTGTATCACCGGGCGTCATTGCTGGCGGTGCTTATCAGAATTGTTCTAACCGTATCGCTGATGGTTCTGCCATTGTTGTACTTGGCACAAGCGCAACTGCTTACGGCCAAAACTTGGCCTTCCACAAAGATGCGTTTACTTTCGTGTCTGCCGATTTGGATATTCCAAAAGGCGTGGATATGGCTGCGCGTGAGCGTTTCGGCAACATCTCTATGCGTTTTGTTCGCTGGTTCGATGGCGATGCAGGCGAGTGGAAATCTCGCTTCGATATCCTTC